CTCTTGCCATTATAGGTTCTTAATAGCTAATAAAACAGAATTTACTCTATCTAGTTCAGATTGTTCCATTGAGTGATCGACATACTTGTAGTTTGCCTTTGCATAGGCTATCCACTCTGCGTTTGTCTTTGGTAAGTTTGGATCTATGCTTTCAATCCTGTTTTGTAGTTCTACCTTTTCCTGTAACAAATCTTCTTTAATAATAATTCTTGCGAGGTTTGTAACATCATCATATTCTATAAATCTACCTTTTCCGATTTTAAAGTATTGCATATTATGTCCACGCTGAGGCACTTAGAAACTGCCCACTTGCGTTAAAAGATAAAGTTTTTGTAAAGGTTACCCCATTAGTAACTTTTGTAACCGTCTTGGTTGATGCCACAACACCATCAGTTTGTGACAATGCGATTGTTCCTATTGGTAACTCTATATCGTAATATATCTGAAGTTTGTCTGTATTGTTGAATGAGCTTGTAGCCGTGTTATAAGTAAGAGTTAAGACATTTCCTGCTATAGTCCCACCTTTAGTAGAATCGGCAAAATTATAAATGATTGTATTATTGGTAGTGTCCGTTATGAGTAGTAGCCTCTCAAGTGCAGGTGTAATTCCTGAAAATGTTACTTGTTTTGCTGCCTTATCAAAGGTATATGTGTTTATTAGTGTTTTCATTATCCTAAAGCTATTGCATAAACTATTGCATTAATATTATCACTTGTATCATTAGTTGCTATCTTGGTATCTATATAATCAACTAAATCAGTCTGTTCTGACAAGGTACCAGTTATTGATCCCCAAGTGCTAGAAGATGTTCTATACACTGTTGTACTTGCATATTTACCTATATTTTTAATGGCACTAGCATCTAGTCTTGAATCACCTTCTAGTTCTTCTAATTTATTTCTAATTTGTATAGGTGTAAGGTTACTTGCCTTTGGAATCTTCCCATCTTTACCATCTTTTCCATCTTTTCCATCTCTACCATTCATACCATCTTTACCATCTCTACCATTTTTACCATCAAAGTAATCTTTGTTTTTAACAGGTGTGTACCCATCTTTTCCATCAGCACCATCTTTTCCATCAAAATAGTCTTTGTTTTTAATGGGAGTATATCCATCTTTTCCATCTTTGCCATCAAAATAATCTAGTCCTTTAACTGGTGAATAACCATCTTTACCATCAAAATAATCTTTACCTTTAATGGGAGTTGATGCCTTTATAATATAATCCAAGTGTTCAAGGTACCTGCTTCCACTTAGGTCTGGTGCTTGTTTATACTTTTTAAGTTTTGAGTATCTTTGTAATAAGTTCATTTATTCTCTAAGAAACTCGATTAATTGCTCCATACTGTTATTCTTCCTTCCATATTTCCTATGGAATTGTTTATGTGCCTCACTTGATAATGTTATTCCATTATCTATTGCAAGTCTCATACTTTTATTATCAGCAAAGTTTCTGATATGATGTGCCTGTAAATTCCCCCCATATTGATGTGTCTTTTGACATGTATACCCATCTCTTGCAAACACAGCTTCTCTCCAAAGCCTAATTTCTATACTATTTCTTATTCTACTACTCTCTGGTGTTCTTCCATCTATATATGCAAACTTGTTTCCTTTTAGCCTTGTATCATTGCTAACAAATCTTGTCTTGTAACCATTCTTTTTTCCCATCATGCCTTTAGATATTTTAACTTTCCATTCTTGTGTGAAAGGAGGTCTATTCTTACCTCTGGAAAAGTCACCTATTTTTCTTTTCCAGTTATCAGACTTTTCTTTCCCAAACAAGCCTTCATATGTCTTTCCTTTTTTAACATCAACCTTACCTTTAGCAATCTTTGACATTTTTTCACTTAGAAACTTATCAAAGTCTTTATCAATTCTTCTATAACCACTCCTAGACAATTGGTGGAATTTTAAATGTGTATTAGTTATATCCTTAAATTCTTTTTTACAAATTAAACATATCATATATGTATTGTCTTTATGAAACCACAGGAAGTACAGTACACCTGCAATTTATTGTATTCCATGCTGATCCACTTCTATCACCCGGATATGCTAATCTTTCCCCACCAACCAGAAACTTTACACCTTTAGGTACTATTTGCCCATCTGCACCTAATAGCCCATGTTCATCTCTAACAAAATTATCTCTTGCTGATAACCATTCAAATCCTGTTACAAATTGATTTCTTGAATAATTATCTCTACTGACCATGTTTTTAATGCCATTGGTTTCTGTTCTTGCTATAGTTTCTGCTCTTCCATTTTCAGAAGCATACCCATCAAATAAATCCCCAATCTTTTTAGTTAAGTCTGTTATATTTCCACCTTCTTCTAAGTGCTTTTTAATAAGATTTTCTAGATCTTCTCTTGTAGTTTCATTTATCTTATCTGCAAAATAAGCCAAACTATCTTTTAGCTTTTTCATGGCTTCATTTGAAAGAGGTATATCACCACCTGTAACCTCATTTGCAACACCATTAAAATATCTGGACAAACTGTCAAACACATCTGCAAATACATTAACAGTTATATTATCTTCTTTAATCCAATCTACATCTAGGTTAATAGCTTTAGACTTCTTCTTTACAGCCTTAATCATTCTTTCACTTTGAAGGTTGAAGTGTCTTTTAGCTACCTCTACTAGTTTTACCTCTCCTTCCAAGTTCTTTTTTTCAAAATACTTTTTTAATTCTTCTCTTTTGCTTTGTATCTGATCTTGTATATCTGGTAGTCCTTCAATTTTCTTAGTATTTGCTTCTACTGTCTTTTTAACTTCTAGTACTGAATCCTTTACTTCTTTTAAAGCATTTGGATCAAAGTTAGAAAAAGGATTTGTATTTGTTGGTTTTAATTCATCACCATTCTCTTGAGCTTCAAGTCCAACCTCTAGTCTTGCTTCATTTCTCGTAGTGATACCAGCATTGTAAAGGTTTACTACTTTATTCGTTTCTTCTACTACATCTTTTTCTACTGGATTGTCTGCTCTAAATTCTAATCCTTTAGGTAATGCTCCTGCATGATATTTAGGTAATAACTGCTCATTGTATACACCTATCTCCCATTCTAACTCTGGTTTTAATGTATACTGTTGGAATACTCTTTGTGCCTCTGAACTATTATTAAAAGTACTATCTGAAAGACCAACTAATGCTTTAGGTACTCCTTGTATAGCAAGTAAATCATCTCTCATTAACTTTAGACCTTCTACAAAGTCCAATTCCTGTTGTGTCTTTGATATTTCTAACCATGTAGCAACCTTATTTAGTATTCCTACTTTCTTAGAGTTATTAACACCTGAATACTTAGCTCTTAGTGAACTCTCAACTCTTTTTCTTTCATCTTCACTTATACCTTCAAAGATAAGAAAACCATCTGGTCTTCCCATGTTTCCGAACATATTCATGTCATACTTTAATGCTAGTTCTAATATATTATGTTGGTATCTAGTAGCTCTTAAAGGTGAGTAACCTTGTAGGTAATTTTCTGGATCTGGATCTCTAAAGACAATAACATCTTTTTCATCTAATCTAATCTGGTTTCCTGATGGCTCTGTATATATATATCCAATAGGTAAGCCTCTTGAATCGACTTGTACAGTCATTTTTTGTGGATTTAGAATAAAGAACTCAAACTTGTGTCCTTTTACTTTTGAATTACTAATTAGCCAAAAAGCCATTCCTGATAGAAACTTATGTGTAAATGTTAACTTTCTTGCCTCTGAAAATGTTTGAAAGCCATTGAATCTATATAGATCATTTAAAAATGCACTTGTGGATCTATCTACCTCTTTTTCTTCTTTTCCTTGTGTATTAACTAGTTTAGGCTGGTATGAAGAGAGTGAATTTGCCTTTATGTCTACAGCCTTGTAAGTCCAACCAAAATACTGCTGTAGGTAATTGTCTGATTTAACTAAGTGAGTAAAATCACCCCATTGTGGTTGTCCTGTGAAGTTTCCTTCTCCTTCAAATGCTTTAGCTGGATTGGTATTGAACAAGGCTCTGAAATTATCTATTAATCCCATTTTATTAGAAGATAAATTAATGTACACAAGTAGTTTGTTAAATCTTATTACCTGTATTAGTTTTCTGTCTATATGAAAGATAAAACAAGTGGTGAATCTCTTAATTCCTCGTTAATTATAGCAGTTAGAACATCTAACATATCATCATGTTCTGCATTAGGAAACATACCTGCTTCTGTAACAAAGTCATCTATCCAACTAGAATACTCTAATAACATCACTTTTCCTGCTTCAATGCTTGGACTTGCTGAAGATACTCTGGTTTCTTTGCTTTCTTTAGGTGATTCACCTTCGATCACATTGAGATTAGTATCATTCTTTAAGGTCTGTATAACAGATATTCCTGTAGCCTTTGGCTCAAAGATACATCTTGAAGAAGAACTATATCCATTCTGTGCAACAAAACTCTTATATGCTCTTATAAAGTCTGGAAAACCTAGATTAGCTTTCCATACATTCCATATAAACAACTGTTCTTTAAATATTGAGTAGCATATTGTGGCTGTATTATCTGATCCTTCTTTTCCATAAGCTGTATCTGATCTAAAATGTCTAGGTAACTTTAATAGTTCTTCTGTTGCCGTAAAGGTTTTAAACCATTTAGCCTTAATCATATTTCCTTCTGCTGGTGCTGGTTGTTGTAGATACTGTCCTGCATATTGTAGACTACCTAAAGACGATTTAGCATTAGTTAAAACTTCTCTACTAAATGCTTTAGGAAAAAATAGCCCATCAATATATTTTTCTTTTAGTTCCATTGGACTTACCTTCTCACTTATTTCTGCTGGTATATTAATCACATCATAGGCCATGTTAGACTTGATAATCATTCCTGCTACATCATTCTCATGTAACCTCTGCATAACTACTATTCTAAGTCCTGTTTCCTGATTGTTTAATCTACTAAACATAGTCTGTGAATACCATTCCCATGCTTTAAGTAATGCTACTTGAGAGTTAGCCTCCTGTGCTTTTAATGGATCATCAACAATAATAATATCTGCACCACCTCCTGTAATAGTACCTCCAACTGATGTTGCTCTCCTATCTCCTGACTTGTCATTTTCATATTTTGATTTTTCATTCTGATCTGTTGTTATTTTGAAAGCATCACCAAATAACTCTTTATACCATTCTGATTCTATTACTCTCCTAGTCTTTAGAGTGTGTTCAATGGATAAGTCATTAGAGTAAGAGGCTGTAATAACCTTTAAGTGTGGATAGTTAGTCCATAACCAAGCTGTAGACATAATAGTTACTATCATAGACTTCAGTGATCGTGGTGGTATACATATAAGTAGATCTTTTTGTTTCTTTTCTTTTCTAGCTACTCTTTCAAATCTATCCTGTATTACATTGCATAGATATTCAATATGCCAATTATCTCTTAATACCTCTTGTGGGTGAAGTATCTTAAACGCCTCTTTAAAAAACTTGTAATAACTCCTTTTATACTGTTCCTTCCGTGCTGCCAAGTTTATCTGTATCTGTTGTGCTAATAGCTTTTCTGGTAAGTTGTTCAAGGTTGTCTAGTTCCTCTTGTGTAAATGCTGATAAATTTATTGTTTGATTACTGTTTATATCTTTTCCATTTGTAGTTAGATCTCCCGTTCTTCTAAATTTACCATATTTCATTTGTAATAATTCCATATACCTAAAATCACTTCCTGCCTTCATGTAAGCAATCTTGTTTAGTTCACTTAAACTTCTTTCCATAAAGGCTTCTGTCTGTTCATGCCACCATTCCAAAAAGCCGTCTATTTTTAACCAATCATACCACTTTGTTCTCTCCACATGGGCTTCTTCCATTCTTGCCTTAATTGTTGGCTTTACTTCCATATCACAGTAAGCTAGATATACTCTCTCCATTTCTTGTGTAGGTTTGAATTTTTGTGACTCCATGTGCTTATTTCCTTAGTTTAGATAGTAATTGAATATACACCTGATAAGAAACTTGTGCCATCATAATTGGTGGGACTGACATTCCAACTAGATACTTAGTTTGAATATCTATAAAGTTATAATCTAAAGGAAAAGACCCCGCCAAACAATACTCTGCTTTATTTAAGTGTCTGGGACTATCAAATAAAACATTGTTATCAGAAGCTGTTATTGTAGGTGGGGTTTCATTATTATAAAGATACGCTGTTGTAAATCTATTTCCTTTCTTTCCCATTCTTACCAAAGTATCTGCAAATTGTCTGTCTCTTGGCCTTCTATTCTCCCAAATTTCTTGTTCACCTGCTGATAGTCTTTTTCCTCTTATTTCTTCTGGTTGAATAATCTCTTTTAAGCTAATCTTTCTTTCTTTAAAGTTTAGGCTTAATACTGGCAATTTAAGGTCTTTTCTTTTACAGATAAAGAACACTCTTTCTCTCCTTTGTGGTACTCCCATTGTGGAAGCATTAAGCAGAAATAACTGTACATCATAACCTATCTTATTTAGCTCTTGTACTATTCTCCTGGTATACGATTTAGCATTTCCTAATAGCATACCTTTGACATTCTCTGCTATTGCCACCTTAGGCTTTAATCTGTCTACCAACTTAATCCAATCAAAGAATAAATCTGATAATACTTGTTCTGACTGTCCTTCTCTAAACTTTTTATTCTTCTTCCATGTTTTCTCTCTACTTCCAGCAATACTAAATGTTGAGCAAGGTGGAGATCCGTCTAATACATCAAGATCAAACATTTCTTTTGGTAAGTCTTTGGTTAGTAAGTCACTAATTGGACACTCAAAAAATATCTTTGGTTTGTGATTCTCTTTGTACACTTTTGTCATTTGTGGATCTATATCATTTGCACCAATAACATCATAACCTGCTAACTTATATCCCATACTTGAGCCACCACCACATGCAAAAGTACTGAACACCTTTAAGCCATGCTTTTCTATTCCTTTTGCTGGATAACCATCTTTTAAGTTCCATTTGTAAAAAAATTTATTCATATTGCTTTAGTAGTTTCATTAAACATTCCTCATTGTTTTCTGATTCTGTCTTTTCTACCGCATTAGCAAGAAGTGTTAGAGCTAACATATAGTCATTACTTTGTAGTTTGAAGACAAGAGTATTTGTGTTCTCAAAAGCTCCAGTATCTATTTCTTTGTTTACATCTTCGAGGTAACTTGGTAGTAAGTCATTAAATCCTAACTCCTTTAATGTTTCTTCAAATTCATTTGCTAACTTATCCATATCCCAATCACCAGAATGTCTATTGCTAATAAGTCCAATTTTCTTTATTTCTTCATTGGTAAGTTTTCTGCTTGGAACATTTACCTCAACCTCTTTAGTACCTCTTTCATTTTCTAGTCTTAGCCTCTGATTACCTGCAATAACAATTCCATCTGTATTAATAACCAAAGGCTCAAAGTTTCCTAGTTCCTCTATACTTGTTTTTAACTTTGTGTAACCTTCCTCTGTAATAGTTCTGGGATTATCTTTCCAGTTAGTCAAGTCTGAAATAAGCATCTTTTTAACAGACCATGTTATTTTTCCCATAATTTAGTCCTTTTTTCATAAAGTAATCTATCTCTTTCAATTCTAGCCTGTCCTAACTCATAAGTTTTATCCTTTTTAGCTTTATTCCAGTTCCAATGTCTATGCTCTACTATGCAATCTTCTAGGTATAAATACCTTCCTGCTTTTCTTGCTCTATGACATATCTCAAGGTCAAAGTACCATGCTTTATACTCTGGATATATAAATTGACCATCTAGTACCTGATTAATAAAGTCCTTTGACATCATAAAGTGAGTAGCATTACCTGTATAATCAGCTAAGTCATTGAATCCAATAAATCCTTTGTGCTTACTATTAAGAGCCACCTTATACCAATTCATATCAAACCACAAGTCATCTGCTCCTAATAATACCCAACTACCAACCGATTCTTCATATCCTCTATTCCATTTCTCTACAGCAGTTCCTCCTTCTTCAATTAAAGTACACATTCCTTT